GAGCGACGAGGAGCAGCTCGACGCCGCCGTCGTGGCGATCGAAAAGAGCGCCGCCGACCTCGACAACGTCCTCGACTGGCTCAAGAAGGCGGCCTGGGACGCCCGCACGGCCCGCTTCGACGCGGCCGTCGCGCAGTACGAGGCCGCCAGGCGAGGCGAGTCCTCCGCAGAACTCAACCGCAAGGAGAACCATGCAACTGGCGATTCTTCTCATTGACGTGGACAAGGTCGGCGAGCCCGCCCTGGCCAAGCGCCTGGGGGCGGCGGCTGACTTCCTGGCCTTCGCCGACCAGAAGGTCCTGGACTGGCGGGTGACACGGAACCGCTACGCCAACACCGACAGCGGTCTCATGACCATGAAGGTGCTCGAACAGTTCGCGGACGCGGTCTACGCCGCCAAGCACCGCGTCGCCCACGACATGGACCCCACCTACACGGTCGAGATCGACCCCAGGGGGGCGTTCATCAGGATCTACCGGCGCGGCGAGGAGGTCATCCACTGGGAGCACACGGAGTGGCGCGAGGACCCCGACCTGCTCCTCACCATCAGCAACGCCATCGTCATGGCGAACACCAAACCGGCGGAGATGGACGAGGAACTCCGCAGGCTGGGGAAGTTCCCCGCGGGGCAGTGACGACTAGCCCACCGTCTGGTAGGCGGCGGCCCAGTGGCGCTGCTCGTCGGCCGTCAGGCCCTGACGCGCCGAGGCGGCCTTGACCAGGAGGGGCGACACGCCGCTGTCGGACAGCAGGCCGTCCAGGAGTTCGGCGTCGGGCCGGGGTAGGGCGTGGGCGTGCTCGGCCATCTTCTCGGGGTCGACGTCACCCAGGGGCGTCCGCACCTGCCTGGCGAAGTCGTCGCCGAACAGGGCCTCGACGTCGGCGAGCTTGAGGCGGGCGAAGGCGCTCTTCTCGTAGACCTTGCCCGACATCGTGGCCACCTTGCTCTGTAGCTCCGAGGCCGCCTTCTCGAAGGTGGCCTTGAAGATCACGTCCTCGGGCCGCTGCATGCCGTGCTGGTAGTGCTGCACGAAGCCCTGCTGGCGGTCCAGCTGGTCGAGCGTCTCGGCCAGCTTGACGAGCACGTCGGGGGCCAGGAACTGGCGTGGCTTCTGGGCCACCTCCTCGGCCATCTTCGTGAAGCACTGCTTGAGGGCCGCGTCCTTGACGAGGAGGCCCCGCTGGCGGATCAGCTCGACGACCTCGGGCGGGTTGCAGACCCCGCGCCCGGCCTGGCGCTCCAGGAACTCGTAGTGGTCCCTGACGGCGGCCCCGTGGTGGGCCGCCTTCTCCAGGATCTTCTGGGCCATCGTGTGCCGCTGCGGGAACGTGAAGCGGTCCCGGTACTGGTGCAGGTACTCGGCGGCCGCCTTGACCTCGGCGGCGGTCTTCAGGCGCAGGCGGCGGTCCTTGCGGCCGTCGTCGCCGACCCACACGTAGGCGAAGTCCGAGTCGGGCAGCTGCTCCTCGGCGGTCTTGTGCAGCTCGTTCCACCGGGTTACGATCGCGTCGCAGGCGGGCCTGATGCGGAAGTAGCCGGCGTAGTTGGCCAGGCGCTTCTCGATCTGGGCCTGGTCCTTGGGGTGGAACTCGGCGCGCTTCTCGCGGTAGTACAGGTGCGACAGCCACGTCGAGGCCGCCGTGTGGCAGGGGAACTGCCGGCGGACGGGGTCGGCGTAGATGGTCACCAGCTGGCGGCCCGGCTCGAAGGTGGCCTCCATGCCGGCCTGCTTGACGAAGTCGGGGAAGGGGTAGAGCCGGGCGAGCCGGACCATCTCGGCGCGGCTCTTGTCGGCAACGTGGTCTACGTTCTGAGGCATTATGGCGGTCCTCCGTGCCCTCAACCGGAGCGTCGATCCCTCGACACTCCTCCGCGCCCTCGGCTGTCCACTCCGCGACCTGGCCCTGCCCGTCAGGACCACCTGCCCGCTGTGCGGAAAGGACCGGCTCGGACTCTACGAGGATACCATCTCGGGCGGCGTGTGGCACTACTGCTTCGACTGCCAGAGCGCCGGCGACCTCATCGAGCTGGCCGCCTCCGCCTGGGGCGTCGACCACGCCGGGGTCGTCCGCCGCCTCGAAGACCTGGGGGTCAACTTCCACCACCCCGTCGACGGCGAGCGGGTCGAGGACTACCTCAAGCTGTTCGTCGACCGACGCCGCCAGGTCGACGAGTTCTGGAAGCGCTGCCGCCTCCGGCTCGCCGGGGACAACTCCCCCGCGGTCGCCCGCCTGCGCCAGCGTCTGCACCTGGCCAGCGGCGTGCCCGACGAGCACTGGCTCGCCGGGCCGGGCCTCCTCCTGGGGTCCGCGTGCGTGCGCGAGGCCCGCGACCTCCTCTGCCGGGTGAAGGGCAGCGGCGAGGCGGTCGTCGCCGCCTTCCACGACCTGCACGGCCGCGTGTCCGGCCTCCTCCTCGCCGGCCCGGACGGGCGGCAGTTCGTCGGGGCCGCCACGCCTTGCCACGGCCACGGCCGCAAGCCGGCCGAGGCGGGCCTCTTCGGCCTGCCCTGCCTCCGCCGGCGGAGCCACACCGCGGGGGCCTACGTGCTCGTGTGCCAGGACGCCTTCCTGGCGGGACGCCTGCACGTCCGCCACGTCGCCGTCAACGACCGGCCCATGCCGGTCCTGGCCTACCACGAGGACCCGCGTTACCGGACGGGGCGGGCCTACGACGCCCTCGACGGGCTGCGGCCCGTCTTCTGGTGCGCCGCGCTGACGCCCTCGGTGGTCCACCAGGCGATGCTGTCGGGCGGGCTCGTCGCCACCTGGAACAAGGAAGCCTGCCGCGACATGAGCCTCTTCCTCCGCAACAACTCGACCGAGGACGTCTTCCGCCGCGCCGTCAAGACGGCGGTGCCGTGGCGCGAGGCCGTAGCCCGGTGGTCGGCCGAGGAGAGCCAGGACCGGGTGCTCGACCTGGTGCTCTACCTGGAGGCGGCGGGCCGCGGCCGGGACGAGCTGCGCGGGCTGTCGGGTCCGGTCGACGCGGCCCTGGACCGCGAGCCGGTGCGGCGCGTGACCATGCACCGGATCACGGTCGTCGAGAAGGAGGGCCGCTGGTACGTCGAGCACCTCCGCGGCGGGCCGCTGGAACTGGCCATGAACGCCGCCCTCCGCATCGACGGGGTCGCTGTCAAGGACGTCTACGTCAAGAAGACCAGGGACACCCACCGCGGCGTCGTCCACTACGTCGGGCGGCTCATCTACGAGGGCGAGGTCATCCCCTTCGAGGAGCCGGTGAGCATGATGGAACACTACGCCCCCAGAATCCTCCAGCGCATCCTCGCCAGGGCCAACGGGGCCATGCTCTACGTCAACTCGGGCTTCCGCAAGCGCCTCATCAACGCCGCGAAGCAGTTTTCCGGCTCGCCCGTGCGGTAGGCGTGCGCCAGGCAAGCGAACGGCACTCCCGCCGTCCAAACGGCCGCAAAAGGCGATCGGAGCCCAGGAACGCAGCCAGGGGCCTCAAACAGGCCGCCAAAATGGTGTACACCTGCTCAAATACTGAACACGCGCCGACCAGGAGGACAACCGACAAAGCGTTTCAGATGTCCTCCCAGTCCACTTTGGCGGTCGGGTGGACGTGCTTGAGCATGGCGGGCGTGATGAGCATCTTGGCGGCCTCGGCCACGTCGGGCCACTTCTTGGTCATCCACCACAGGGTGCAGCAGCCGATGTTGACGCTGTGCGCGAAGTCGTCGGGCTGGTTGGGGTTGCGGACGATCACGTAGATGTCGGACCCCAGGCGGCTGTCGACCTTCTCCTCGATCAGGGAGAGGAAATCGTGCAGGAGGCCCGCGTTGTCGGCCGACTGGTAGTCGTAGCGGAAGAAGCGCACGAGGCCGTGCTTGATGCACATGCAGGTCGTCACCAGCGACCGCGACTTGTCCACCGAGTACCAGGCCCGCGGGTGGTCGTCCGTGGGCATGTGGTAGTTCATGATGCCGTGGCCGACGCCGTGGTAGCGGATGTTGACGATGTTCGAGGGGGGCAGCCCGCCCTGGTAGAGGAGCATGAGCCGGCCCTCGCCCGCGTTGGAGTAGTCGTGGGCGATGTGCGAGCAGCGGAACATCGTGAGGGCGTCGAGGCACAGCTGGGCCTCGTAGAAGAAGTCGTGGCTGCGGACCGAGCGGTGTCCCCACAGGACGTCGATGCGGCCGTCCGGCAGCATACCCAGGACCGCCAGGGTCGTGAAGCTACGCCGGAGCCGCTGCTGCTCGCCGGTCTTCTTCTTGGCGCTGTTGGACAGGCGGCCGCCGCCGCCGCCCCAGTCGACCGCCAGGACGCGGCGGATGTAGCGGTTGATGTTGGGCCTGGCCTCGGCGACCCTCGGCCGCCAGGGCAGGACCGCCGCGTTCAGGAGGTCCGTCTTGGTGACGAGCTTCGAGCCCGAGTCGCAGCTCTCGCCGCAGACCTCGTTGATGAAGGTGGTGGGGGTGGTGTTGTTACGCCCCTGCGACTTGCCGACCAGGAAGTCCCACGCCTCCTGGTTGGCGTAGTGCATCGGCATGATGATCTGCGGGACGTGGTAGCCCGCGAACTTCCAGCGCCGCTCGGGGTAGGCGTGGACCCAGCGCCCCAGCCTCGGGTTCAGGGGCTTGCGGCACATGGCGCAGACGACGCCGGGGGTCTCCTCGCAGATGCCCCGGTGCCACGGCCCGATCATGTCGAAGAGGTCGTGGGACATGGCCGGGACGTTGAAGTGCCGGCAGCCGCCCTGCTGGCAGCGGATGACCCACTCGGCCTGGCTCGTGTCCTGCCACAGGGCCTCGATGGTGTTGTCCAGGGACTTGGGGGTGCCCGCGTACTGGATCAGCTTCCAGTCGGGCGAGCCGGACAGGGTCTCGTGAATGATCTGGAGGAAGTCGTAGTTCATGTCCTGGACCTCGTCGATGACGTTCTTGTCCGCGGGGATGCCGCGCGTACGCTCCGCGTCGAGGAAGGCGTACGAGAAGTACATCGACGAGCCGTTCTTGAACGTCCTCTGGAGGACGCTGTTCATCGTCTTGGTGCCCAGGAACAGCCGCCGGACGGGCGACTCTTCGAGGAACTGCCGCACGTAGTTGTGGCTGAAGCGGCGGACCATCTCGAAGAGGGGCGTGACGTAGAGGGTCGAGAAGAAGGGGATCGAGTTGGAGAAGACGACGCCCTGGGCCGCCAGGGAGGTCGAGTTGTGGCTCACCACCTGGCCGTCGCCCAGCAGGAAGTTGTGGTCCCCCTCGACCTCGAAGTCGACCGTCTCGGCCTCGCCGCTCCCGTAGTTGGCCCGGACCTTGTCCCACACCAGCCTGCCCGAGGCGTCGCGGGCGGCCAGGTAGTCGCCCCTGTAGACGTACTTCGTCTTCAGGTACGTCTCGATGTGGTTGTCGCCGTCGCGGACCAGGAGCCTGTGGTCGGGGGTGACGCGCACGGAGCGGCCCGAGGCGGTGTGGACGCCGCACACGGCCTTCGTGCCGGTGTGCCATACGTTGCTTACGGCGCGGGGCACGAACGAGCCCGACGGCGCGTGCCACGACATGACGACGTCGCCCGGCTTGACGTCGCCGGCCCGCACCTGGCGGCCGTCCGCCAGGAGTACCAGGGAGTCGATCTCGACGCACTTGGACACCTGCCGCCCCGTCTTCAGCAGGGTCCACTTGGCCATGCGCGTCCGAAAGAACGGCTCGAAGACGAAGTAGTTGTGCAGGCGGTACGGCTTGCCCTTGAGCTTGAGCATGAGCGGCAGGATGGGCCGCAAGGTCGGCACGTTGGCGCTCTGGAGGTAGCGCCGTGCCAGGACGAGGTCCCTGGTGTACTCGTCCTCGAAGCCGGACAGCTCGGGGATGTCCTGGGGCAGGCCGCTGACACTCGGGACCAGGTCGACGGGGCGCTGGCC